AATAGTGTAGTTATATGTATGCACACTTTCAGTAATATATTTTTTAAGGCTTTTCATTGCATGTTCCCGTATCTAGTATTTATCATTCATCATTCTTTTTAGCTGCTAAAATTTTTAACAACTCATTTCTATCAAGAACCTTACCTTCACCTAATGGGGTATTTGCTATTTCTTCTACAGCAGGATTAGTTTTGTGGTCTAGTGCAGCTTTCTTCAATTGAAGTTCTATCATTTTAAGTTTCTTATTAATTTTGGCTGTTTTGGCAGTAATGGCATGATTTAACATATTACTAGCAACACTAAATATTTCGCTGCTAAATCTGCTATCTACTTGCATACCTAAATCCATAAGGTCTTTATAACTATTAGTGGCTAAATCAGCTAAACTATCCATTTCAATATCAGCAACTTCTAATCCTCTTACTTGAGGTAAAGCATTTTCTATTTTTTCTAAATTAGTTAACGCTTCTTTAGTAACTTCTATTGCATTTTCAGGAATAGGTTTAGACAGAGATTCAATCTCTTCTTGTGGTAGTTCAAATAATTCTTCTAAACGTTTGGTCATAATATTATTTAGTCAGGTTTGGTTACCATTTCTAAATAAATCATTTTCGGTAATTACTCTAAATGTATATCCTTGACTTTTACAGTAACCCATGGCTGCTTGCCACTTAGCATGATTGATAGCAACTACCATTCTATCTTTTGCACTAGCCGCTTTACTTTCTATAATACTTTGTTTTTTAGGTTTGATTTCTACAACCTCTGCTATTTTTTTACCAAACTTATTTTCATATACTACAAAAAAATCAGGTACATATGTAGTTGGTTTACCTGTGAATGGATGTTTATATGGTATTCGTAGTGCTTCGCTAGCCCAATACAATACATTATTGTGACTATCACAAAACGTCATAAATGTAAGCTCCCATCCTGAGCGATATTTAGGAGTATGTTTTCCTATATACTTTTGAGGATTTTTGGGAGTATAAAAACCTTGCGCCCACTTTCCCATATCATTGAACTACATTTCTTGCCACTGGTTGATTGGGCCTAGGGACAACACTTACTCCATATAGAGAAGTCTTTGATTTCAAACTGTTTAAGTAATAACAAATAATTTTATTCATTTGTAATTTATTACCACTACCTTGTATTTCATCTAGCAAGTCTAAAACATTTAATCCTGTTTCAGTTGCTGCCCTAAACAAAACTGCTGTAAAATTTTGTGCTATACTTTTAGTACTACATACACTAGTAAAATACCCATATACAATGTCAAATTGGTCTGCACCAACTTTTACATCAGTAGAATAAAAAGAATCAAAAATTCTAATAGTTTGATCTATATTGGATCTGTTATCTATTATTCTAGCCACTTGTTCCACCTATATATGTTACTTGCGAACCTGCATAAGGATATTCACCAACTGCTTTAGGAGATTGTAATGCTAACATTGTAGGATATCCAGCACCTGGGTTAGGTGTAGATTGTCCTACAGTGTATAAAGTAGTTAAGTTTCTATTATAATTTGGATTATTTCTCAAAGTTACAGATAATCCTGCTACTGATTGTAATGTATCAGAAGTAATTAGCCCCGGTGTTTTTTGATAATTATAAGCTACATTTGGATTGTTTAACATATTATCTAGCCCTTTTTTTAGTCATAAATCCGCCAGCAGGAGGAATATAATCACTTTTTCCTGCAACAGGGCGATTATTACCTTTTGGTGTTACTGGAGTTAGTGTCTTATCATATGATCCGTCTAATCCAAACCCTTGAACAATATTGCCAGGAGTTTGACCGTCCATAGAGCCTTCATTATAAACTACAGTTTCATATGCTAAATCCATTTGGATATCCATTGTACCACCACCTTCTGAATAATTATAAGTGTCATGATTCAAAGAATTAATCATTGGATTAATTAATGTATATGCAGTAAAATTATGATAATTAAAACCAAATATAGTTATATTTTTGAAAAAAGGAACTTTTACTAAACTAGGATTAGGACTTTCTCCCCAATAACCCCAATTATTATTCCCAACAATATTATCTGAATTTGTATAAATGTTTCTATAATTATAATTAGCATCTGTTGCTGATTGTACTGATCCGCCGCCACCTTGAGTTGGAGTATTAATCCCACCTCTAGCCCCTTGAAAAACAGCACCAAAATTTGAACCATCTTTATAATAATATGTATAATATGCTTCCCATAAACTGGTAATCATATTATTATTGTCATCGTGAAAATTAATAGTAACAGGATTATATTTAATTTTAGTTTGTACGATTCTTTTTCTATTATATTGATTAAGTTCAACGGTGTTTATTTGATAGCTAGGTAATTTAACACTCTTGACTACAAGACCAAAATTATCACCAGTACTTATGTTTTGATTATATGCTCTTTCGTTAATATCAAAATATACATGAAATAAAAATTTAAGTTTAGGTGCTCTTTGATAAACACCAGTTCTAAATATTTTTGCTGCGTGTTGGGCATCACGCAAATTTGTACCAGAAGCAGAATAGGTTGTACCGTCATTCAAAGGACCGGATTTACCGGTCCTTCTTTGTAGATTTTGCCCGTTAGAATTGGCCATGCGTTACCTTTAGGCTACGCTGGTAGCTGTATCTGTTGGGTTTCTCTGTTGTTGTGCTGTCTGTCCTACGCCTTCTTCGACTCCGTTGTAGCCTGTTTGGATTGCGTTATCAAACTGAACCGTTAATGCAATTTTGATATCTTCGTTAGTACTATAGTTAACATTATTATAGTTAACTGTTTCTAAGAAGCATCCAACTAGATACCAAGTTTCAAGTACTTGCGGTACTGCAACACCATTACCACCGTCTAAAATTTCTAAAGTCATTGAAAACTTATAGTCACTTGCTGACGCAGCGCTGGCTTGTTCTGCCATATCCAATTGTTTTTGAACCTGTGCACCAACTGATCTGGATACTGCACCTGAAGCATCGTCACGAACGTTAATAGTCATTGTCTGCCATGTATGCTTGCCTGCCATGTAAATGGTAGAGTTGTATACTGGTAATGTTATTTTAGCGAACGAAAGGTTTGGTCTAGAACAATCAACAACTTGTCTTGTTAATTCAAGTCCATCGTTATCACCAAAGTTGAAAAAGTTTAGACGGTATCTAAACTGTAACTTTGGCATCAACAAAGTCTGATTACCATTATTGGTATCACTTGCTGACAGATTAACTAGTGTTTGTGAGGCTATCGCCATTTTAATTTCTCCTGTTAATATTATTTATCTTTTCTTAAGGGGCATTTCTGCCCCTTAATCTTTTTATAGTGCTGCTAACTCACCTGTATTCAAAATACGAACTGGGATGTAGATGAATTCAGCTGCCTTAACAGGCTCAATCGCAACGTCTACCCAAAGCTCATTTCTATCAATTCTAGCAGGAGTGTTATTTGACTCATCACACACCACTAGATAGTCATAGATACCACGTTTTGCTTGTAAGTCAAGCATTAGTGATATCACTGAGTTTGCAATTTGACCTCTAGTAAATGCGTCATTAGGCTCAAACACGAACGGACGTGCTGCAAGTGTCAATTGACGACGGATGTAAGCAATTAGTCTTGCAACGTTAGTTCTATCCAATGCACTAGATGAATCAAAACTTGTCTTATTACCATAATTCAACAAGCCATTTCCTGTAAAGAATACCATTGGATTGATAAAATTAACATACAGAACATCACGAATGCCTAATCTAGTTTTGATAACTTGGAATTCTCCGAGTGTTCTATCTACATATCCAATGTTTGCTGCATTGTCAATAACACCTCTACGTGTACCTGCTGCTGCTAACCAAGGATAAGCAATATTATCATTGCGTAAGAATGTGCGTAACATCATATGTGATGCTGGAACTGCGACTTCGTTACCAGATAAATCAAATGCTAGCCCACTTGGATAGAACAAGCCTAAGTAAGTATTGCGTGTTACACAACCCTCTTCACCTGTACTTGTAGCACCTGCTGCATTTGTAGCCCATGCCTGAATATCAGTAGCACTATCAGGTAGACCTAATGGTGTATCACCTAAGATGTAACCTGTTTCACCACGATCAGCATTTAGTACAACCATGTTAGGTTGTAATTCAGGATAATTAGGTGTAGCCATTAAATTGAAGAAGTTATCTTCATCACGGATAGCCTGATTAGTATCAATTGCAGAACGCAGTGATTCCACTACCATTGCTCTTTGAGCTTTACGACCCATATATGGACTACCGTTAGACTGTAAGCCACTTGATGATACCCATGCATCTGTTTGAAGAGGCAATGTTGCACCAGGGAAACTAGCTGAGTTAAAATAGTTAACTTTGTATTGCTTAACATTGTAACCTGAACGGCGTGTGTTGAACAATAACATTCCTACTGGATATAGACTTGAGCTTGGTGCATCTAAATCTAAATAATCACTACTTAACAAACTTGCTATTGTTGGAATAGGATCATCTGCTGGATTCGTATTATCGTTAGTTGCCCAACGAGCATCCGCAAATACTATACCAGTACTATTAACTTGATCTGTATTATCTATTAGAACCCATGTATCTGTACCATCAACTGATTGCCAACGAGAAATGACAGGATAATCTTCTAAGTTAGTAGTGTTTATCCATAAATCACCATAAGCTAGTGCTGTGCCATCACTTTGTGTAGTTGGCTCAGTTGGACTTACGATTGGCCCAGCTGGATCAGTAGCATTAACACCTGTTGGGATCGGGAATCCATTGTTATCATAGTTAGTCATTTTATAGCCTACCCAACCATCAACTGGGATATTTACCATAATATCAGCTTGATTTACAACACTATAGAACCAATTTGTG